TTACCAAACTTAAAGTAAGGTAGTTCTGTATCTGACCAACCATTAAGCCTAAATGTTTGTGGGATAAGGTCGTTGTTTAAAGTATCAGCAATTTCTTGAAGTCTGGCCTCAACAGCCATAGACATAAGGTTAGTCTTTGCGCCAGCAAGTGCAAAAGAACCTACTTGATCCTGACCCATTTTAAGGAAGTCAGCAAACAACAGTGTAAGTATCTTGTTGTCCCAGCGTCTAATAATCTTGTCTGTGTCGTATTGCTTGCCACCTTGAACACCCATAAGTTCGAAGTCAAACATAGGTTGCTTTGATTCCGGATCGTGGGCTTGTGGTAGAACTAGACCTGCTTGCTCGTTGTTGTGAATATTACGGATTATTTTTTGATAGTAATCGTAAATAGCTTTCTCATCAGGAGTAGCATCTTCAGACATATAACGAGGTGGAATCTTTATTCTCGTATATTCGACAGAGTTCGCTAGAATCTGCCCGTTCTCTTAGAACTGCTATATGTTTCCATATAGGATAGACTATATCACCATCCTAAAAAGGATGTCTTCCATTTCGACTACCAATAGCTTGTAGTCTACTCCCCTGCCGGGGATAGTCGTTGCACGTTACTTTGAAGCACACATTCAGTTAAATGTTAAAGTCTTTAGAGATATCTGTATATATTCTTTTTTGTCGAATATCTTTTATGATATGCATCTTAACTTTTAGATTACGAGACCCACCAACAATATCTCCAGCAGAAATTCCTTGCTCTAGTTGAGAGCAAATCCAACGAATGGTTTTGTCGGAAAGTATTCTACTTTTGCTGGGAATCTTGTAATCTTTAGATATAGAAGTCCAAGTTTTTCCAGACCGTATAAACGATACGATATGTGAGGCAACTTCTAATGAATCAGCTATTTCTTTGTTTGTATGTCCTTGTTCGAGCAGTGTGCAGATTTGTATAACTTGTCTAGACTCTGTAGCCTTATTCCCGTTGTTGTCTCCAACACCGCGACCTAAGATGTCTACAGCATGTCTCATATTCTCTTGTGGAGTACACCACTCAAGATTACCAAGTTTATTGTTTATCTTATCCCCGTCCTTATGATTTACATAAGGCTTGTTCTCTGGGTTATCAATAAACGCTTCTGCAACAAGCCTATGAACACTTGCATACATACGACCGCCGGTTGATGCAACAAGGGATACTTTGGCGTATCCTGTTAGGCCTACCGAAGGCTTTATAAACTGATTCTTTGAATTAAATACTGAACCTTTGTGTGTTACGTAGTACCCTTTTGAATTGGGTATAAGTTTTTTCATATACAACCTCCTACTGATGTTTCAGAGAATGTAATGCTTCAAAGTCTTCGCTCAGGATTGCCCTCGCCATTCTGCGTTAGGGGTTTCCCTGAATTAGAAAGATGTTCGATACAGATTACTCTGTAAAGCCGCTGGAACTTTCATTCAACGGGCATACCAACCATATCACGGCTGATACCAATAGCTTCTTGCTCTTCAATAAGACTACGATACTTCCAAGCGAAATAAACTTTCTTAAGAGGGCTATTGCCTTCTGGATTATTTCTTTTTGGGTTAGTTCTAAATAGTAAAAACTTATTGCGAGGGATCTCTATCTTGTTTGAAGTAGTAAGTAGATTTCTGAATCTATTCAGATCGTAGCTGGCAGATAAATCTTGCGAAACTCCGATAACATCCCTTCCGTCTTCTGAGAAGAGAAACTTCTCGATAGTGTCCTGAGAGCGTACAGGAAGCTTCTTCCAACCTACAAGCCCATCGGTGTACTTTGACCCACGTTCTTTTAAACGCTTTCTATAGACCTTCTCATGGACCGAGAAGCCGTAGGTCATAAACGATGTAGTCTCTTGGATGAAGTTTAACCAAGTGTGCTCCATATCGTTACGGCACTGTTGGATAAACTTTGATTTCTTAATCTGATCTTCCGTGGCATCGTAAGGGGCTTTTACTTCCCACTCAACTCGTGAGATCATCATTTCAAATAATTCTAAGGCAGAAGCGATAGTTGCATCGTAACCCATTTGCTTGTAAGTTGTTATAACTGAGGGCCAGCGTAGTTCGCGTTTCATTTCCTCGTAGATTATATCGTTGCTTACTTTCAAACCTACAGTTGAAACCTCACCCATTCTAAGTCTTTCGGGGGATTTTTCACCAGATTGTAAATCGAGATTATCTTCTGCCATGAATTATCCTCACGTATAGTTTAGAGTGAATGGGTTAGTCTGTGTAAAATTTGGTAACTTAAAATCAGGCAGTGTGATAGACTGCGTTAAGGCCCAATAAGCATCCGAAGATGCGTCTACTTGATCGTCTTTCTTATTACGACTGCCATCAAAAGATTCAAGCTCATCAATGTAAGTATCATTCCACTGCCCTGTGACCAGCTTAACAAAGCCAGCTTCAGAAACTGAAGTGTAGGGGGCAAATCGGGTTAACTTATTTTGATTAGTTGTTTTGACTTTCGAGTGGTACCCTAAGTCTGCGAGGTCACGTACAAGTTGTTGTGCGTAAGCCTTACCAGCAGCTCCGGGGTCAGCAGGAATAATAATTTGTGTGTCTGTACCGTCTTGTTTAGCACACTTAACAATCTCTTGGAATACACCTTGAAATCTATCACGGAATCGACTGACATCTTCTACGATGTATGTGTCTTCCTCGTCTAAGCTCATTAGCACACCAACAGTCCAGTCTGGATTTGGGTATGTTTCTGATGGTAGACTGCCTGATATGTCCCAAGCTCTGACTCTCTTCTTAACTCTGAGAGGTCTTTGAGGTATCATTTCAACCCATTCTTTCTTCCAGTAGCCCGAGTCCTGTGCTCTAGCGAACCAAGAACCGTGTAGAAGTCTTTCCTTCTCAACACGACCAAGAGACTCAAGTGTGTCTACATAGTCAGGGTTGTTCTCCATAAGTGGAGGGTTATCGTAGATGTTAGCAGGAATGAACTTGAAAGACTTAATACCTTTTGGGCCATATAGTTCAATCAGTTCTTCTCTTGAGTTTGCCCATATGTACTCGTCACCTTGTCTTTTAAAGTAACGAACAACACCTGCTTTTTCTGGAAGGGGAATACCTGTGATTGGATCTAAGTACCACTCAACCCACCTACGTAAAAAACTATCATAGTCTGGGTTACAAGTAATCTTCATCTGTGTTTTGTGCGTATAGTTAGCACTACGAATACGAGATCTTAGATAATCGACTTGAGTTTCTGTGAAGTGAGTACCTTCGTCAAATAGTACGAAAGTATACTGAGCACCCTGATGTGAATATTTATCCTTCTCCATTTCTAAGTGGGAGAATTTAAGGGTTGCGCCTGATGGGAAGACTACGGTTTTTTCTTTTTCTTTAAAGGTAACTCTACGGTCAAAGTTTTTATACATTTGACGAGCAGTGTCCCACAGACCACCACCAGCGGTAATCTCTGGCATGGTTCTTCGGAAGATAACACCACGAAAGTTTGGATCAGATACGAATAGAAGCGGAGTCATTAAACCTACATAGCTTTTACCGCTACCGGCTGCTCCACCAAATACCGTAATGTCCGCATCACTTAACAAGAAGTCTTCTTGTCTAGGACTGGCTGGACCTACTTTATCTGCCATATTGTTGCCTCAGAAATAGAGACAAATAGATGTAATGTATCAATACTAATATTGTACAGGATATTTCATATTTGTCAATAGGTTGGGATAAATTAATTAAAATAAATTTGAAATGGTGCTCCGAGTCGGGGTCGAACCGACAACTCATAAGTTTTAAGCCTATTGCCTCTACCTAGATTGGGCCACCGGAGCATAGTAATGGCGCTTCGCCAGAGTGTCGAACTCCACTAACAGGTTTTGGAGACCCGTTTATTCGCCGGAATGCAAAGCATAATTGGAGGAAGATGAAGGAATTGAACCCTTACCGCTTTCGCAATAGCAACAGCATTCAAAACTGTTTGACCTCCGTTGGTCGCCACCTTCCATTATTTGGTACTCAGGGAGAGACTCGAACTCTCAATCACTTGGACCTAAACCAAGCGGCTATGCCAATTCGCCTACCTGAGCATAAATCGGTGGAGGAAGATACTGGTAACGATCCAGACACGCTATAAACATGCGTAACGCTTAGCAGGCGCACCTTACAACCTTGTAAGTTTATCTTCCAAAATTAGGAGCAGAGTTAGGGATTCTAACCCTTGGTGGATGCTGTGGATAACCCGTAACACCTCTTATTGATTCTTACCAGAAAGCACTGGGCTTACTCTGCATAAATTGGTGGAGCCATAAGGAATCGAACCTTATTCTTCTGTGCTTCAAACAGACGTAGTGACCACATCTACCATAGCTCCGAATTCTGAATTAGGGGAGCTTCTCTCAACTCCTTGTCACACCACTAGCCCATTCACACTATAGTGCTATCAGCAGGAAGGTGTCTCCCCCAACAACTTGCCAGCGTTTACTGGTACGGCTTGTTGGCTAATGAAATTGGTTGCGGGAGGGTGACTCGAACACCCGTACATCGGCTTATGAGACCGAGCTGGAACCCCTCCAGTCTACCCCGCATTAATATGGCTCCACGAGATGGATTCGAACCATCCTCTATTTCCGTTAACAGCGGAATGCTATCACCTAGATTGCTATCGTGGAATGAAATTGGAGCGGATAACCGGGGACGATCCGGTGCGCGGAGGGTGGAAGCCTCCAGCTCTACCAACTGAGCTATATCCGCATAAAATAATCAGGGGTGATCGGAGGGGCTCAAACCCTCAAATACTAGGGCCACATCCTAGCGCGTCTATCAGTTCCGCCACGACCACACCTAATTATTCTAACAAGTAGCTATAGAAATCTCCACGAGTTGCTGTCCTTATTCTATGGCAATTCGCGCAGACAACTTCACATTTATCTATTTCTTTCATTAAATTTTTTAGCGTTGTGTCTCCACACCTTTGAGATATGTTGTACTTCTTATCCCGTAGATGATCAAATTCCAGAACCCTGTAATCTGTGTTTCCACAATCAACGCAAGACTTCGTTTTTAGAAAGTCAAAGAACTCTACAAGGTACTTTTTTCTGTTTCTGTCTCTGCTCTGAGAGTAACTCTTTTTATTATCCTGATAGTGTTGATCCCTGTATACCTTAAAACAAAGTTTACAATAACTAGCAACACCAAGTTTCTTCGACTTGTTTTTATTAAACTCTGAGATATCTTTTTCTACTGCACACTTACTACAAGTTTTCAAAAGATTCTCCTAAATGGAAGACCCATTCGGACTCGAACCGAAAGCCTTCTGAGTCAAAGTCAGACGCTCTGCCAATTGAGCTATGGGCCAATAAAAATGGCGCTCGTGGAGGGTTACGATCCCTCTACTCTACCGTGACAGGGTAGCGTGATAACCACTTCACCACACGAGCTTTAAAATGGTCTCCTATAAGGGTTTCGATCCCTCTTCTCTACCTTGAAAGGGTAGCGTCCTAGCCAGTAGACGAATAGGAGATTAAATGGTGCCCAACATAGGAGTCAAAC